CTGCTGAAGAAGGCAGTGAAAATACTCTTAGAGACGTATTAAGCATTTATGAAAAAGAGATGCAAATCAACAATGCTGTGATAGCACAAGCAGAAGCAGACACAGGTAAGAGTGGTTATAACACCAAACATTTGTACACATTACAAGTGGACGATAAAGGTAAACCCGAATTAGTTACCACAGATATTAACACATTGGATGCCAGCACTGCTAATGAAATGGCAGATAGAATCAATCAGACACCAGATAGAAATGGTTATGATGGGTATCTATTAGGTGATGGTTTTGCTCCCAATGGCGAAGTGTTTGGTCACGGAATAGGATTTCCTTTAGGTGCTGCCAAAGGTGATTATTTTTTAAGAACAGATTTTTTACCCAATAGATTGTTTAGATATGATGGCACACGTTGGGTTAAAATGGAAGACGCTGTGCGTATGACTTTGAACAACTCTAATACTAGAAATACACAAAAAATGGGATTTGTAAACAACACAAACACTACCACAGTGGCTGGACAAACCATTGAACAAAGACAGAGTTTATCACAAGCACTTAAACCTAAAGCGGACAATTAATCATGAGTCAATTTTTTTACGACGGACAAATACGTAGATACATCACTCAAATTGTGAGATTGATGAGTAACTTTGCCTACAAAGATGGCAAAGGTGAATTAAAAACCATACCAGTAATGTATGGAGATCTAACCAGACAAGTGGCCCATATTATTAGAGACAACAGTGAAAATAAAATACCCAGTGCTCCACGCATGGCTGTGTACATAACTTCTTTGGAAATGGACAGAAGTCGCACAGCTGATGCTACATTTGTGAGTAAAATTCATGTGAGAGAAAGAGCATTTGATGAGAATAATGAAGAATATCTAAATGTTCAAGGAGCCAACTACACTGTGGAAAGATTAATGCCTACTCCTTATACTTTGGGAGTTAGTGTGGACATCTGGTCTACAAATACAGATCAAAAATTACAAATATTAGAACAAATATTAATGTTGTTTAATCCCAGTCTTGAACTTCAAACCACTGACAATTATATAGATTGGACCAGTTTAACTGTGTTGGATCTTAATGGAATAACATTTAGTTCGAGAGGTATTCCTACAGGAACTGAAAGTGAAATAGATATTGCCACATTACAATTTACCACTCCAATTTTTATTAGTGCTCCAACCAAAGTAAAAAAATTAGGAGTAATTACAAAAATTATCACAAGTATTTTTAATGAAAAAACAGGCAATATTGATTTAGGAATGAGCATGCCTGAGATGAAAGCATATTCAGACGAACCCACTGATACTGCCAGAGCAGATATCAATACCACTGCTGATGGCAGTGTAAATACCAGCAAAGTGGTAAGAACTGATGCTGATTCAGTGATTGGAACCACAATCAGTGATTGGGATATTATTGTGTTAGGAAATGTTGCACAAATTATCGACAAAGGCGTAGTAGGAACAACCAATTGGAGAAAAGTATTAGATGCATATCCAGGAATTTATCAAGCAGGTATCAGTAGAATACTTTTAGAACGTTCTGATATGGATAGCACTATATCAGGAACCATTGCTTTGAACAGCTTGAATGAAAATCAATTAATTATTATTTGGGATATAGATACCATCCCAACCAACACGCTGATCAATGGAGTAACCAACAGAGGCACAGTGGACTATATCGTAGATCCAACCACATACAATCCTACCAGCATAAAAAATTCAGGAGTAAGATTATTATTATTGAATGACATTGGATCTATATCCAATACTGATGGAGCCGATGCTTGGAAAAACATAGACACTTCTGATCTTGTGGCAGGAGCCAACGATATTATTGAATGGGATGGATCACGTTGGAATATAATATTTGATGCTAGTGCCAATTCTAACACTGAAGATTCTGCAATTGAATTAACTTATACTACCAATCTTAACACAGGTGTTCAATACAAATGGGACGGCGCAGCATGGTTATTGAGCTTTGAAGGCGAATATCGCAAAGGAACCTGGAACCTAAGTCTATAGCATAATTATTTGTATGACCAATAAGAAAATCATTGGCTGCGGAGCCTTGTTCTATAATTTGGATACCCAAAGATTTTTGTTCTTACACAGAACTCAAAGTAAACAATCTAATGTGTGGGGATTAGTAGGTGGTAAAAACACTGATGAAGAAACACCGTGGGAATCTTTAAAAAGAGAAATCAGTGAAGAAATTGGTTCTGTAAATATTATTAAAACCATACCATTAGAAACTTTTGTGAGTAATGATGAAAATTTTTTATATCATACATATCTGTGTGTGGTAAAAAATGAGTTCATTCCTAAATTAAATGAAGAGCACGATGGATATGCTTGGGTAGTGTTTGGAAAATGGCCAAAGCCTTTGCATCAAGGATTAAGAAACACACTTCAAAACAAAACTAATCAAATGAAACTGGAAACAGTTTTCAAGATGTTAAAATTTCTATAATGATCAAAATAATCGGCGATATAATGCTGGATCGTTGGATCGTAGGCACTGCTGATCGCATGTCACCTGAAGCACCTATTCCTATTTTATTAGAACAAAATCAAAAAGTTTCTCCAGGTGGTGCTGCTAATTTAGCAGTGAATGTGGCTGCCATTTACAATGATGTGCAATTGTATGGAGCAGTGGGCAAAGATACAGATGGATACGGGTTGGTTAATTTATTAAAAAACAGCAATGTGTTTCTATCCATAGCAGAAGATGCTCCTATTACCACTACAAAAATAAGATTAGTTGAACAAAGGGGTCAGCACATACTGCGTTGGGATAGAGAAAAACAATATACCAAAGACAGTTGTTTATCTCAACTGTTACTTTCTCTCACAGAAAAAAGCATGGTATTAATCAGTGATTATGCCAAAGGAGTTATTAAATCACACACAGTAAAAAGTATTTTAGAAAAAACTCAGTGGGTACTAGTAGATCCTAAACAAAGTGCTGACTATTATGATGGAGCATTTTTAGTAAAACCCAATATGAAAGAATATGAGTCTTGGAATGGTGCGTTTGATGTAGATTCAGCTGCAAAATTTGCTCAAACACACCGTTGGTCATGGCTGGTGATCACTGATGGAGCCAAAGGTATTCATATTGTTTCCAAAGAAGGATCATACTCACATGTGAAAGAACCTGTGAGAGAAGTGGCAGATGTCACAGGAGCAGGAGACACTGTGTTGGCCGTGATAGCATATGGTATCAAGCGAGGCATGACGGTGCCACGTGCTTGTGAATTGGCTTGTTATGCTGCGGCAAGAAATGTGGAAAAATTTGGTGTTGTGCCTGTCACCAAAGAAGATTTAAACAAAGGAGTAGTATGGACCAATGGAGTGTTTGATATACTGCACACAGGACATTTGGAATTGTTAAAGTTTGCTAGAAATCAAGGTAAAAAATTAATAGTGGGTATAAATGATGATACCAGTGTGCATAGATTAAAAGGTGAGGGCAGACCAGTAAATGATTATGCCATAAGAAAACGTCAATTGGAAATGTTGCCTTGGGTGGACGAAGTGGTAATATTTGCTGAAGATACTCCACAAAGAATCATAGAAGAAATTAAACCAGACATCATTGTTAAAGGTGGGGATTACACAGTGGCCACCACAGTGGGCAATGAATTGGCACAAGTGATTATATTTCCCACAGTGGAAGGATTTTCCACCACAAAAATTATAGATAGATTGCAATCATGAGAATATTAATCACAGGACACAAAGGATTTATAGGTCAAAATCTATTTAAATATTTGGTGCATAAAGGACACACAGTGGAAGGATATGATTATATTCCCAATGTGTTTCCAGATCCAGCCAAATATGATCAAGTGATACATTTGGGTGCTATCAGCAGCACCACCGAAACAGATGTGGAAAAAATAATGATTCAAAATTTTGAATTTAGTTATAGACTATTTCAGTTGTGTGATATGTCTGGAGTTAATTTTCAATATGCCAGTTCAGCCAGCGTGTATGGACAAACTAAAAATTTTAAAGAAAGTGCTGCCATGTCTCCTCAAAGTGCTTATGCTTGGAGTAAATTTTTATTCGATAGAATGATCAAATCTGTTCCTTACAATGAATATAACATATTAATACAAGGATTTAGATATTTTAATGTGTATGGAGCATATGAAGATCACAAAGGAAACCAAGCATCACCAGTTTCAAAATTTATTCAACAAGCTCAACAAACAGGAGTAATTAAAATTTTTGAAAAAAGTGAAAATTATCAGAGAGATTTTGTGTGCGTGGATGATGTTTGTGACGTACATGAACAAATGCTAAACAAAGATGTGAGTGGTATTTTTAATGTAGGCACAGGAATACCTGTGAGTTTTGCTGCTGTGGCAGAAATGATTGCTAAAAAATATAATGCTCGTATAGAATTAATACCCATGCCTGATCAATTGAAAGCACAATATCAAAGTTACACTTGTGCTGACATAGATTTATTAGAGTCTCATGTGAATATAAAATTTAAAACTATAAAAGAATATCTTGATTTAAATGACTAAAAGATTGTTTACATTTGGTTGTAGTTATACCAATTATTATTGGCCCACTTGGGCTGACATGTTGGGTACTACTTATGATCATTATGAAAATTGGTCTGTGCGCGGTATAGGCAATAGAGGCATAGTAGAAAGATTGTCTGAATGCTTATTAAAAAATAAACTGACCAAAGATGACACAGTGATTGTGCAATGGACAGATTTTCATAGACACGATATTCATAATAAAAAAGAATTTCAAGGTTGGCGTGCTGGTGGTAATGTTTTAATTCACGAAAAAGATGTCCCCAATAGTTTTATATTAAAATATTGGGATGAATTCAGTTATATCATGCACACAATGAATTTTATAAATTTAGGTATTAATTTATTAAAAAATCAATCATGTGTTTGGTTTATGACCAGTTCTACTGATCTTACAAAAGATATCAAACAGTATCCAGAATTAAATTTTTATAAGAAATTGTTTGATGAAGATGTTTGGATTGATCCTATTCAACGGTTTGTTGACACATTAGGATACACAGGAATAGACTCCATGTTTTTAACCTATAGTAAAACATTTAAAAATTATGTAAAAGAACAAGTGAGAGATCTTCATCCTACTTCTCAAATATATTTAAAATGGTTGGAAAAATATGTGGTACCAAAATTAAAAATAACATTGGATAACCAATTTATAAACACCATTAGATCAGAACAAATCAAATCATTGGATTTGACCAATATGGATCGATTCAAACACTTAAATTGGCTGGAAGATCAACACAATGGAAACAGTTTATAATCAATGTTGCTGTGTATCAAAACTGAATAACTTAAATAAAATATTATGTTTAAATTGGGTGAATTAGAATTACTGCCTTTGTTTGCTGTACCTGTGGGTAAAATTGCCATGAAACAAGTCACTACAGAAATAAAAGATTTTTTAATCAATCATGAAGATGTTATTGTAAGACCTATGAGTACATCTACCAATCGTAATTTAAATATTTTAGACAATCCTATTTGTGCTCCATTAAAAAAAGAAATCACAGAACAAGTGCATGCATTTTTGCACAATTGTTTGGGAGTATCAAAAAAATTAGATTTTAGAATGACCAACAGTTGGGTTTCAAGACAGGATCCGGGCAAAGATTGTTGGATGCACTCGCACAGCAATAGTTTATTAAGTGGAGTATTGTACCTACAATCCACAGCAAATTCTGGCAGAATAATATTTCATAAAAGAAAACATTTTGATAATGTGTTTTCTGAAACATTGGATATTACTATCACTTCTCCCAATCCTATCACTGGTAATGGATGGCCTGTGGATCCTACTCAACACAGTATGGTGATGTTTCCATCCAATTTGGAACATTCAGTAGAGATTAATAACAGCGATCAAGTGAGATATTCTGTGGCATTTAATTTTTTTGCTTATGGAGTATATGGCTATGATAATGTCGTACAATTGGAGATAAAATGATAATCAATAAAGAAGGCAAAGTAGATAAAGGTTGGGGTTACGAAATTATTTGGGCCAGCAATGAACAATATTGTGGCAAAATAATGTGTTTCACACGCAAAAATGCCAAGTTTAGCATGCACTTTCATAAGAATAAAGATGAGAGCTGGTTTGTGAATGAAGGCAATTTTAAATTGCGTTGGATAGACACACAAAATGCCACGTTATTAGAAAAAGAATTAAAACCAGGAGACACTTGGAGAAACAGTCCGTTAATGCCACATCAACTGGAATGTTTGAGTGATTTTGGCAGCGTGACTGAAGTGAGCACTGCTGATGACCCCAACGATAATTATAGAATTATCAGAGGTGACAGTCAATCCAAAGAAATAGTCGCCAATAATATTGAAAAATAATTACGCTTGAGCTTCACCCCAACGCAAAATAATGTTGGCAGTGGCAGTTGTACCTGATACTTTGTAAACGTTAATGGCCAACACGTCAGGACCATTTGGAAATGCTCCTCGGCCACCAATAGTGGTTGCAGTTAATTCTTTTAATTCAACCAATGATAATGTGTCTGTGCTGCCTGGGTTTGACACAAATGAAAATACTGTCTCTCCTGGCAATGCATAAAGAGCTCCAAATTGGAAAATGGGAGTTGCACTTGCTGCAATTGTGGTCGTACTTGATTGAGTAAATGAAACTCTGTATACTGTGGTACCTCCAAATATTCTTGTGGTCACAGCGTTTACCGAAGTACCTGCTGGAAATCCTGTGTAAGAACTGGCCACTCTGGTTCCCACTGTGGCTCCTGAAGACAACCAACTGGTAGATGTAAAGAATAGATAACTGGTGGTGGTATAAGTGGCTGCCGATCCTGTGGCTGTCACAGTAACAGTAATATCTTGACTGGCACCACTCACAGATGTTAGATTGGCCGGAGCACTCATCACAATACGTGTGTGTGACACTGAGTTAATAGTAATGTAACCTGTTGTTATGGTTGTTATGGTTTGAGCTCCACTGATGAAACTGTTCACGGTGTAAGTCAATCCAGTTGGTGTTCCTGCTGTGGTTGTTATACCCCCTCCACCAAGAGTGGCTGATAGTGTAAATGTAGTTGAACCATTAGTGG